GACCACGCCAGACCACAGCGACAAGCTGGCTGTCAGGCTGGTTGCGCCCGATGCCGTGCTGCTGGCCGACGCTGCCCCGCCGGTGATCAGAACCAGCAGTTGCAGCTCCGCTCCGATGGCAGTCGCGTCGTTGCCCGTTGCCCCGCCCGTGATCAGCGCGACAATGACCGCGAGGTCCAGCGTTGGGGCTGTCGTGGACGCTTCAGCGGCGCCTGCCGTGAGGCTGATGGTCAGGGTCTGCCCCAGCGCTGGGGCGGTCGCCCCGCTTGAGCCAGCGCCGGCCAGCAGTTGAAGCGCTACGGTCGCGTCAAGGCCCGAGGTGCTGGCATCGTTGCCCGTGGCAGGCCCCGGGGCCAGGGCGGTGGTGGCGGTCAACTGTGCGCCTGGTGCGGTTGCGCCCAGGGCGGCGGCCCCTGCGGCAATGCTGGCCACAATCGTCAAGCTGATGCCGGTCGCGACAATGGCCTCGGACCCAACCGACTCCAGGGCCACGGTGACGTCGTGGTAGGGGCCGCAGAAGTCGGCCACCTCGGGCGGGCTGGCGTAGCGCCACAGATGGCCGGCCGGCAGGAAGTCGCCGGCGGTGAACCCCTGCAGGATCGACGACGGAATGGCGAACGGGATGAACTCGCCCTGCTGGCCGTTGTAGTGAGACAGGACCGAAAGCATGTCCGACTGGGACAGCCGCACAAACGTCAGCCGCAGGCCGGCCGCGTTGAGCGCGTTCGAGTGCAGTACCCGCCGGTTGCGATTCGAGAGAGTCTGGAATGGCGTGTGCGGGTATTCCCCTGGCGTAAAGGTTCGGGTTGAGGGGTAGAGGGTGGGGAAGGTGGCCATGAGTTAGGCTCCACCCCAGGTGAGAACAGTCTGAGGCACATTGGCCAAATAGTCCGCCTGTGTTGGGTAGAAGTTGATGTGGCCGTAGATGAATGGTTGAACGTTGCCGACAGCACCACCGGCAAAGCCAATCAGCCCTCCGCCGGGAGGGTAATTACCGGTCTGGGTGTTGTAAAGACCAATCGTAAACACGGTCGAAGTGCCTAATGGCGCCGTGAAGTTAAGTTGCCAGTTGACTTTCCAGTCCACAGTTTCATGTGGGTATGGGATGACATTAGTAACTCTCAGCACAACTAAAGGATTGTCGGATTGGATAATAAGGGGGCCGGTAGTGCCGATGTAGGACAATCCTCCACCCATCCACACATAAGCCCGCCATCCATAGAAGCTGGCAGGATTAGGCGGGGGCACCGGGTTGGTCGGGTTACACGTATCCGGCCCTTGCAATGGCTGCACGACCAGCGCTGGATCATCAGCGCATCCCCACTCGATTCGCTTGTAATTGATGTCGAGGTTAATTGGCAGGCTATTGGCATAAGTTAGAGTTGTGCCAGGGATGACATCACCATTGTCATTAATTTGCGAGACCGTCCAGATGCCGTTCGTGCATGGCGGCGGCACGATCTCGCAGGTCTCGGGATCGCGGGTCAGCCTCTCGCCGTCACCCAGATCCTTGGTGTCGTCGACGTTGTCCTCTGTGTCATCCGGCCCATCCGCAGGACTATCAGCAGGTGGCGCACCTCCCGGCGGCAACGATCCAGGATCGGGGGGATGGATCTGCCCTCCGCCAATCGCGCTCCCCACTGTGAACGTCTCCGCCGGCACCGTCGTGTCGCTGCTGCTGTTGACGTCGCAACCCACTCCGCTCTTGTTGCTGCTCAGCAGGATCCCGCTTCCCGTCGTGCCGGCCACATCCAATGCCACCAGGCTGCGGCCCTGCTCGTCGATCGGCAGGTGCGTCGCCTCGATCTGCACATCGCCCTCCGCGGTCTGCGTGATCCGGTCAACCTGGTAGAGGAAGTCATGCACGCCGGGCGTCATGCCGGCCACGTTGCGCTCCAGCCTGACGCGGCAGATGTCGCCTGGCGCCAACGCCGTGTTGAATGCCTGGGCCCGGCTGACCCAGCGGGCTGTATGCGTCACCCACCTGCGCCGGGATCGGATGTAGGCCGCGACCTTGACGGCGTGGTTCTCGCGGGTGCAGAACCGCGACAGGTCGTGCTGCTCGTACGGCCCATCTGCCGCCTCGGACTGATAGCGCACCTCGCTCGTGCGGATGATCCCGAAGTCGTCGGTCAGCTGCTGCCGCCAGATCGCCTGCACCACGAACGGCTTGCGGTCTGCCAGTGGGATGTAGCTCAGCTCGAAAGACCCAGGCAGGATGTAATCCTCGTTGAACAGATACTCCCACGCGATCGCGGTCGTCTTGATGGTGCCGTTCGCGTTGACCGGCAGCACCGGCCGCAGGCCACGCTTGCCGCCACTTCGCGTCTGGGCCAGCAGGAAGTACGGCGCGAGCTCCGCGGCGAAGTCCTCAAGGTTGCCGCTGTCGGTGATGTTGATGTCACAGGTCAGGTTGTTGGCGCTCAGGAATGTCGCCGCCGCCGTCAGGCTGGTGGTGTCGATCATCGCCGTCGGCAGCCGTGAGCAGTTGACCAGGGCCCACTGATACAGATCGGCGAAGTTATTGCTGCTGCCAACCGTGCCTTCGATCAGCCGTTAAACCTCCATGCCGTTGCGGATGAAGCAGTGCACCTGCCGGTTCCACTGATCGACGCCGTTGGGCACCGTGACCGTGAACGACAGGGTGCTCATCCCGGAATAGAGCCCCACCGTCCCGCAGTAGTAGGGGCATTCCGGCATGGTATAGCCCACCTGCGCCGTCACGTAGTTGCCTGGTGTCCAGGTGCCGGCCCGGCGGTCGTAGGTCTGGCTGTGGCTCCCAACCCGGCACGAGCGCTGGAACACGTCGCGCACCTGGATCGACCCGATCCGTCCCTCACTCAGGACCAGGTGGTAGCTGGCCGTGACCGCATTGCTGGCGTCGTTGCTGAAGCGGGCCTCGGTCGCGGCCGGACTGATGAGCACCCCGCCGTAGTCGCCCACCCGCTTGCCGAATACGATGGGCACCGGCTCGCCGATCACCGCGGCCCGCTGCTGGCTGTCCAGCTTGCTCTCCCCCTCGGCGCCGGCGTCCTGCAGGGCGCCGCGGATCAGCCCCTCCTCGAGGGCCTGCAGGGCCAGCGGGTCGCTGCCGATCAGTGCGCTCATAGCCGGCACCCCTTGCCGATCAGGCCGGTGGTCATGGTTCGCGGGGGGATCTGGGCCCCGACCGGAGACAGGCTGCTGCCGAGTTCCAGCTGCAGCTCGGTCAGGGTGGCGCCGGCGTTGACCACCTCGCCGGTGAACGTGCCCACCAGCGTCTGCCCTGCCAGCGGCGCGGTCACGCCGTCGTAGGCGTCGAACTGGTAGGCCTGCAGGGTGAACAGCCAGCCGCCGTCAATCGCCCGCTCGAGCGCATCAACCACCAGCGGCGACGCGGGGGCGCTGATCGTGACTCCGCCCTCATCGCCCGTCGCGCCGGAGGTGATCCCTGACCCAGTGAAAGGCTGGTATAGCCAGCTGGCTGACGCCCAGGTGACGGTCTGGTGAGCGTAGAAGTTCTGCCACCGGTGGTAGGTCGCGCCGGCCGCGTCGTGGATGCGCAGGAACTGTGACTGGGCCCTTGCCATCAGCGCACCCCCAGCGCCCGGCGCCCGGCTGGTGTGCGGATGCGCGCCAGGGTCGACGCCTCGGTCTGCCGCATGGCCCGCTCCAGGTCACCGATGCTGACCCACTGCTGCCCGTCCTGCTGCAGCACAGGGCCGGTGGTGATGTTGATGGAGCTGGGTCCGACCACGCCGCCGCCCCGGGCGCCCGACAGGTAGCGCGCAGAGGCGGCGGCCATCTTCGATTCGGGGATGATGTACTCACGCTCCCCGCCATCGCCGACCATGGCCAGGGTCGGGCGATCAACCACGCCGCCCTCGGCGAATCGCGGGATCGTGAGGGTCGGGATCAGCGGCAGGTCCGGCGCCGTTGGGATGGCGTTGTAACCCCTGATGAGGGTGTTCACCGCATTGACGGCGCCATTCACCCCGGACTCGATCGCCCCCAGGATGCCGTTGAACACGGACCGGATGACGTTGCCGAGGGCCTCGAACGGCGCCCGCACCGTGCGCACCATGTTCTGGGCCAGTCGGCCGACGCCAGCAAAGAAGTCGCCCGCGACCTTGAGCGCCCCGCTCCAGATGCTGGACAGGGCCTGGCCGATCGGCTGCAGCCAAGTGCCGAACGTCTTCGCCAGCTTCATAAACTCGCCGCCGATCCAGGTCAGGAACTCGGTGATCGGCTTGCGGAATGCGATGGCCATGGCGACGACCGCGGCGATGGCGAGGATCGTCCAGCCGACGGGGCTGGAGAAGAAGGCGATGAGGGCGGGCGCAATGGTGCCCGTCAAGAACGCGATCAATCCGGTGAACGCTGCCTGGATGCCGATGATCGCGGGGCGGATCAGGTAGGCCCAGCCGGCGATTGTGGCGCCGAGCTTCAGTCCAGCGATCACGCCAGCAACCGTCGCTATCGACCACAGCAGAGGCACGAGAACAGGCAGGGTCGCGATCAGAACTCCGAAGCCAAACACGATCGACTGAATCGGGTCGGGCAGTTTGGCGAATGCTGTTAGCGCCCTTTCGACTCCAAGGACAAGGCCCTCCATGTGAGGCATTAAAACGCTTGCTATTTGTGTTCCAAGGATGGCCAGAGATGTCTTAATGCCGACGGTCTTGTCGTTGAACCTATCCGCGGCCTGCGCAAACTTGGTATCCATGATGATGGGCAGCTTTTCAATCTCTTCCCGGCTCATGGTCAGGAATGGCAGCATCTCTTGAGAGCCCTTGCGGCCGAAGATCTCAATAGCCGCATTGGTCCTGTCAATGCCTGCGGGCATCTTGGAGAAGATGTCATTTAGTTCAAGCAATACCTGGCCTGGATCTTTGACTTTGCCCAGCTCATTGCGCGCGCTAATGCCCAGGCGGCCTAGCGCCTCAGCCGCCTTGCCGATGCTTTCGGTTACGGGGTCGAGCTGTTTCTTGCTGTTTTCCAGCTCCTTGACGGCCGCCTTCGTCGCCTGCTTGACACCTTCCACGGACAGCTCTGTGGTCTTGCGGATCTGCTCTTCTTGCGCTTTGGCGGAGTTTTCCACAATGCGCTTCTGATTCTCGGCCGCGTCGTTGATGGCGTCCTCCTCGGCTTTCTTGCGTGCGTTGATCTCGCTGGTCTGCGCTTGGCGAAGATCGCGGAACTGCCGCTGGCGTTCCTTGGCTTGCTGCTGAAACCCGTCGCGGATCACGTCCATCTCGTCCTCTTGCGCGTCTCGCAGCCCGTCGAGCAGATTGCTTCGCTGTTCACTTGTCAGGCTCTCATCGTTCTGGATCTGCTTCCGACGAGCCTCGTAGCTGCGGCTAACTCTTCGCTCGATAACGCGCTGCTCGTCCTCGGCTTGCTCCTCCAGCGCATCCTGCTGGTCGTCGATGCTGTCATCCAGCAGCTGCTTTTCTCTGTCATATCGGTCATCAAGTTCGTCCAGCTTTCGCTCGGTCTCATCCTGGATCACCTCGATCCGCCGATCAGCAGCCTGCTTGACCTGATCGATCTGCTTGCGTTCG